TAAATGAAGCTGAACAAGTTAAGCAAATAGGCATACAGAAAAAATTAGATATTGGTTGGACTGATTATAAGAAATTAATCAATACATATATAGAAAGAATTATGAATAACTACATACCACTCCACGAATATGAACAGCAACATGGATGGGAATTGAACGTAAAAGTAGATGGTTGGAGTGAAGATAATTATATTATAAGATACTTCTGCAAGAGTTTGACAGGATATTTAAGGAATTATGTGAGGGACAGTAAACCAAAAGAAGTTAAGCAAAAAAAATGCAAATTGTGTAATAAAGAAATTGAGTCAAATAGCAATAGACAGAAATTCTGCGCTGTATGCTGGAAGGAAAGAAGTAAAGAGTTAAAAAGAAACTGGTGGAATAAACAATTATTTTAGACTAGAAGTTTAGGATGGTATTTATCAGAATGGATAGGCATAGTAAAATAAAGGGTTTTCTGACACAAGTTTTGCAAAACCTATTCATCGCCTAAAGCAAACCAATTGGTTTCGCTTTAAATATAAAATAAAATATTATAAAATAAAAGGAGATTAATAAAATGGCTAACAAAACTGATCTCGTAACTTACGTTGCGCAAAACGTAGAAGGCATGACTAAGAAGGATGCCGTAAAAGTTGTAGATGCTGTACTTGAAGGAATTGAGGCAGGACTTAAAGCAGATGGTAAGGTTCAAATTATTGGATTCGGTTCACTAGAAGTGCGTGAACGTGCTGCAAGAAAAGGACGTAACCCACAAACAGGTGAAGAAATTGAAATTCCTGCAAGTCGTACAGTTGGATTTAGTGCAGGTAAAGGGCTTAAAGAAGCAGTTAAATAATTGATATATCGAAATAGAGGCTTGCTAAACAGTGAGCCTCTTTATTTTTATCTGTCGTCATGAAAAACTGGAGAGTTCGACCCGACAGAATACAGCAAATAGGAGGATAACCATTTTAATTGTCCCCCTCTATTCTACCCCATCGAAATGAGGTATTCCCCATGTCACAGTATTATTTGGTGGACACAAATGTTTTGATCGACAATTTAGATATTCTTCATAACTACAATATTGTTATTACCTCTCATGTAATTCGAGAACTCGAAAAGCATAAATCAGGTAGAGATGGTGCTTTGGCATTTCTCGCTCGTAGAGCAACTGATTATCTTGAAACACATGAAGATAAAATTAAATATGATTTAAAAGATTATAAGTGTACTTTGAGTAGTGATTTTGATGACTCATACGTAGACAACAAACTACTACAGGCCATTTATGACAATGGCTATGGTGTAATTACATATGATAAACTTCTTAAACAAAAATGTAAATGGTTACAAAAAGAAATGAATATTGATATTGATATTGTCAACTTAGATACTCGAACTGTAGATAACGGTTATCTAGGAATTAAAGATATATACCTAGACAAAAACAATACAGAGCATCAACAAATCCTAGCAGACTTATATGAGGTTCCAGAGTATAATTCTCAAAAGTTAGCCACCAATGAGTATTTGGTGATATGGGATTTGACAAAACCTACATACAACGAAGATGGAAAACATACAGGTTATGAACCATTGGAAAAACCTTTTAAATGGGATGGAAATAAACTTACAAGGTTAAAATATAAAAATTTATCTAGCGGATTCTTAAGTGAAACTGTAAAGCCAATTAATGTCAAACAAGAAGCAATGTTTGATATGCTACAAAATAAAGACATTACAGTGAAGAGTGCTTTTGGAAAATTTGGTGTCGGTAAAGACTTTTGTATGATTTCTCATGCAATGGCATTATTGGATAAATCACCTTCTCATGGTGGTTTCGAGAAAATTGTTTGGGTTAGAAATAACATCGAACTAAAGGATACTGAGCCAATTGGATTTTTGCCCGGAGATAAGATTGAGAAGTTAATAGAATTTGCAATGCCTTTAGCTGACCATGTTGGAGGTCTTGAGGGTCTTAGATTCTTACTTATGCAAGGAAAGATTGAAATTCAACATTTAGGTACTTTACGTGGAAGAGATATTAAAAACTCCTTGATCTATGTAACAGAAGTCCAAAATAATACAACCGAACATGTACAATTGCTACTTGGTCGTGTTGGCAAGGGTTCTCAACTTTGGTTAAATGGAGATTTGAAGCAATCAGATAGAAATAAATTCGCTAGAAATAGTGGACTTCAGGCATTAAAGATTCTTCGAGGCCAAAAGTTATATGGACAAGTAACACTTGATAAGATTGAACGCAGCGACACAGCTTCATTGGCTGAGTTGTTAGAGTAAAATATATATATTAGAGGTGCTAGATGATTTTAGGAACTCACACAACATTTAAATTCACTTCCCTACTTTCCAAAGTAGATTTCGGTAAATCAAACTATGACGCAAACAATTCACTTCACGTCATGGTAGCAAAAGCAGTATCTAGGCATTCACAAGAATAAAATAAATGGTCAGAGGATGGATGATAACTCCATCCTTTTTTATATTTAGAGGAGACGAGCAGAGATGGATACATATAGCGTAGATTCCCAAGGTGTAGTTATTAGTGAATGGGAAAAAGAACAGAATCAGAAAATGGGTTGAGATAGATGAGTGAAGATAAAGATATTGTAAAGGCGCATGAACAGACCGAACATATGGATTTTGAAGAAGTTCTACCTGAACATATACAACGTGCAGAAGCGAGTCAGGTAGTATTTGACCATGCTAAAGAATATCTAACTAAATTGTATAAAGGTAAAAGATGCGCAATGTGTGAGTGGATGGGTATTAAACCTACAGATATCCACAAAGATAATCAAATCGAAAGCCATCACTTCTTTGAATGGTCACATTGGAACGCAATGGACTTAAAACGCGTTGAAGCCATTTTGCGTGTAATCTCACCTTTAATTCATGGATTATACATGATGTCAATGGAAGATATCTTGGCAGGCAAACCATTATATTCAATTTGGAATGAACCGGAATTAAAAGATAAACCTTTTACATCTCTCGATCAGCCTCATAATCAGTGGTTTCTCTGCCATGCACACCATCAACAAAGTAATAAAGTATGGCAAGATTTAGGAATAGACCATGATATGATCGGACTTCATCATGCACCTATTTCACTTGTTATATTGTATTTTGTAATGTTGGCAGGACAATACCCTATGCATCATTTATCCCATCACGAAGATGGATTGGATAGGAAAGTATAAAAGTAAAATTATCATAAATTTAATGTTCTGATATGACAATAGTATATCAAAATTTGTTTGGATAAAACAAGGAGGAAATTGAGATATGGCGAGTAAAAATCTTGATAAATATACAATTAAACGTGAAGGTATTCTTGATGCTGAAAATATGAAAGTAGAATTTTGGGATAAGGATACAGAAACAACTCATATTTTTGATTTGAACGAACCATTTATGAAGCATGATGGCGAAGATGTGGTTATTTCTATCACTATTGACATAAAGCCTAAAGTAGAAAAACAAGTAAACGCAGATGGCGAAGAACAGGAATAAGAGGTGATTAGATGATTAATCGCCTCCCTAATGAAAGTCGTGATGAATGGTTCTTTCGCGTAGTAACAGATAAAGTTGATAAAAAGATTGACGTTGACTGGACAGAAATCATGGAAGTGTTTGGAATTGATTATACGAGAGACCAATTCCGCAAAGAAGGTCAAGGAATTGCAAAGGTTTGGAGATATATTCAGGATAAGAAGTTAAATAGTGTGACTGATTCTGATATTTTGAACGAGATTGAAGAAGCAAGATTACAGTTGCAAAAAGAACGGTATAAACTACAATCTTTGAAACCTGAAATTAATAAATGGGTTCGTGAACAATCTCGTTCAGAGCAAATTTTTGAATCTTTAAGTTCTGCAATTGAAAAATTAGATAAACCAACCCCACCATCACGGAGACAAACTAAAGAAAACCTCCATGTCTCCCCTCTTGTTCTTCTTGCTGACCAACATTTCGGAAAAGATGAAATCGTTAGAGGTCTGTTGGGAGAAGTGATAAATGAATACAACCCCAAAGTATTCAAAAGTAGAATGTGGAAAGCATTGGATTGGATTGTATCTAAACTTGAAAAAGATAACTTGAATCACTTACATCTAAGTAATCTTGGAGATGCGATAGATGGCATTCTTAGAGCGAGTCAATTGCAAAAGTTAAAGATGGGTGCAGTTGACCAAACAATGGAATATGCAAACTTCATGGTTTATTGGTTAAACGAACTTTCTAAGTATACGACAATCGACTACTATTCTATTTTAGGCAATCACTCAGAAACGAGAACCTTAAATTCATCTCGCGGTGAGTTTGACGATGAAAATTTTGAACGTGTAATCAATTGGTTTTTAATGTCTATGCTTAAAGATAATAAAAATATTAACATACATAATTGTGGAAATTTCCATTATCGAGAGATTTCAGGTGTTAAAACACTAATGGTACATGGACAATATGAAAAGAACATGGAGCAATCATTAAAAGATTACATGATTTCATACGGACATAAAATTGATCTTGTAGTATCTGGACACCTACATCACAATCATTCCAAAACTATTGGCATGAATGAAAATATGAATATTGATTTCATACAAGCACCATCATTCTGTGGAGTAGACGATTATGCTATGAAATTGAAAAAGGCTGCTAAACCAGCAGTAAAAATGTTGCTTTTGGAAAATGGTGAAGGAATCACTACTACATATGATTTAAAACTAAAATAAGTAAGTAGGTGCAATGCCTATGAGTCAAGAACATGATGATCTTTATTATGAAGATGATAGAGATTTAACATTTGTAACAATAAAGCGTAGGTCTCTCAGTTATTCACAACTTATCGACAACTATGTTGAGATGATATATGACTTAAGGAAGAAACAGAATTTTAAAGATGAATTAACTGGAGCAATAGAAATGCTCGTGGACGAGATAGGAAATATGGTAGAAGAGGATTTGTTGCTTGCAATGATTCTACGTTCTGTTGAAATGCTTAACAAAAATCATGTAACCTATGATGAATAAAAGGAGTCTCCCCTTGTCAGATAAAATTGTAAACTTCCCTAATAACAATGACCGTGAGTTTGAACATATATGTGACACATGCACAAGCATGAAGATTCACGAACTTACTCACCAATACACGGATGTTGACCATTATGAAATTATAGAGGCAGCGTTCTACAAGGCTATGGAAGCATTTGATGTATCACAAGATGCAATGCTAGGTGTATTGTCGCAATTATATTATGATGGTTATTTTCAGGGTGCGAAAGATGCTAAAGTTGAAATGTTGCATAGTGTATCGAAATCATTGGCTAGTATATTGAGTATTAGTGATAGAGATGAAGAACAATAGAAAAGAGTATTATTCAGTGTCTACCTGAATGGTGGACACTGTGTTAGGATTCTTTTTATAGATATAAAATTATTAGTAATCTTTAAAAAAAATATATACATATTATGAATTATGTGGTAAATTTTACTTAGGGGAAAACCAAGGAAGTCGCGAGCCTTGATTGAGGGTATTCCTGAACCCTCTCCTCTACTTTTTACATATCAGGAAACAATCTGACAGGGGGATTGATGAGGTGTGGAAAATAAAAGAAAGCGCTGGACTTATGAAGAAATATTTAATTATTTTTTAGAACAAGGATGTTTTTTGTTAAGCACTTCTTTTACAAAACAGAAAGATATACTTGATTATATTTGTGTTTGTGGGAATAAATCTACAACAAACTTTGATAATTTTAAACGAGGTAAAAGGTGTGAAGAATGCAAGAAAGTAAAGTGTGGGAACATTAGAAGATTAACTTATGATGAAGTTAAGCGTAGATTTGAAGAGGTTGGATGCGCTCTTCTATCCACAACTTACAAAAACAGCACAGAATTGTTGGACTTCATATGTGTTTGCGGAGAGAAAAATAAAATTAGTTTAATGGCACTGTCTTCTGGCCGATTGTGTTATAACTGCGGTCTAAAAAAGATTAGTGAAAACTTAAAGTTAACATATGATTATGTTAAAAATATATTTGAATCTAGTGGCTGTATATTACTTTCTAAGACATACAATAGCGCCAAAGAAAAGTTAAATTATATATGTGATTGTGGAAATGAAGGGAATACTTCATTTGATAAGTTTCAAGCAGGTCAAAGATGTAACGTATGTAAACTTCGAATGATTTCTGAAAAGAATAGAGTACCATTTGAAGAAGTTGTTGAACTATTTAAAGATGAAAACTGCGAGTTATTAATTACTGAAGAAGAATATATAAATAGTTCCACGGCAATGAGATATAGGTGCGAGTGTGGAAAAGAAGATTACACTATTCTATACAATTTACTTAATGGAGCTAGATGTCAAAGATGTGCTGATGCTAAAAGAAGGCAAACAATGTATAATAACCAAACTGCACCTGTTTCAATGCAACAGCGACATATAGCTAATTTACTAAGTGGAAAGATAAATTATCCAGTATTTACATCTTCATTGGATGTGGCATTCCTAGAAGATAAATTTTATATTGAATACAATGGATCGGGACATTGGTTAGCAATACATTTTGGTCAAAAGACAAAAGAAGAATTTGAAGTATATGAAAGAGAAAGACGCTATGCTTTGAGACGAAGAGGGTGGAAGGAAATTGCAATAACATCAAGAAAAGATTGTTTACCATCTGACAATAAAATAATTGAAATGATTAGTTATGCGAAAAAATATTTTCAGTCTGGTCATTCATGGATAGAATTTGATATTGATTCAGGAGATGTAAAGTGTAGCCAATATCAAATTGGTTATGATTACGGAGATTTAAAAAGCTATTATCAATTTAGAAAAGAATTATTAGATAACCAGCAAGAGGTGTGCTTATAACACCTCTTTTTGTTTTGTTTTGCAAAAAAGGTGGTGAGACAATGGCACGAAAAAAAGTTCAAAAACCCCAATCTGAAAAATTGGAATGTTTAAAGTGTAAAAGACAATTAGCTGATTCTAATTATTATATGAATGAGAATGAGTTGTTTTCAACTCAAAAATCTGTAATTTGTAAAAAATGTTTAAATGATTACATTGGTGAAAAAGACAGTGTTGGATATTTAGATCGTGTAAAAATGGTCTTGGCTATTTTAAATAAACCTCTAATCATGGATTTGTGGATAAGCAGAGGAAGTGATTGGACTAAATACATACCTCAATTGAGTTCTTTTCCTCAGTATAGAGGAAAAACATTTGCTGATAGTGATTTCAATGCATCAAATCAACAAATTGTTTATAAAACAGTAGACAAAGATAATATTGAACTAGATATAAAAAATAATAATCCATTATTCACCACAGAAGAGTTGTATGAGTTACAAGAATTTTGGGGAAGAGGTCTGAACCAAGATGAGTATTATTTTTTAACCAATGAATATCAAAGATTGTTGAACTCTTACGAATGTGACTCTTATGCTATGGAATTATTATTTCAAGAAGCAGCACAACAGCGTTTGACTATTAAAAAGAGACGTGAAAAAGGCGATTCGGTTGATAAAGAATTAAAAACCCTACAAGATTTGCTTGGAAGTGCTAATATTAAACCTGCCCAAGAAACAGGTGCAAATGCTGTTGAACAGGCTACATTTGGCACTCTTATTAAAAAGTATGAGAATGAAAAGCCTATTCCAGAACCGGATGAAGCATGGAAAGACGTAGATGGAGTACGTAAGTATGTCAATGTTTGGTTCCTTGGTCATTTGAGTAAGATGCTAGGAATTAAAAATGAACATTCAAAAGAGTACGATGAAGAAATTAATAAATATAAAGTGGAAGCACCTGAGTTTGAGGAAGATTCGGATAAGGGTGTGGTATAGAATGGCTGGAATTCAAAACTTCCAAGTTCAAAGAAACAAAGAACACAAAGGTATCAATATATTTAATAAAGGTCGTAATTTTAACAAAAACAACGACAAATTAACAAAGTCAGATAAATTAATGAATGGTATTGGTATTTGGGCAAGTTTCTATAGAGCAAATCCACATAGATTTGTAAGAGAATATTTAGGTATACATCTAAAATTATTTCAAGTTATTTTGATGTATATGATGAATTACAATCACTATTTTATGTATCTTGCTTCTAGAGGTCAAGGAAAAACTTGGATTACTGCGATCTACTGTTGCGTTCGGGCAATACTTTGGCCTGAAACGAAAATTGTCATAGCCAGTGGTACTAAAGGTCAAGCAAGAGAAGTAATTGAAAAGATAGATGATCTTAGGAAAAATTCGCCTAACTTACATAGAGAGATTAGTGATTTAAGTACTTCATCAAATGACCCAAAGGTAGAATTTCACAATGGTAGTTGGATAAAAGTAGTCGCTTCGAATCAGAATGCGCGAAGTAAAAGAGCAAACTGTATTATCGCTGACGAGTTTCGAATGATTGATTTAAGTATTATAAACACTGTTTTGCGTAAATTCCTTTCTGCTCCGAGACAGCCAAAATATTTAAATAAACCCGAATATGCACACTTGAAAGAAAGAAACAAGGAAATATATTTAAGTTCCGCGTGGTACCAACACCATTGGTCATGGGAAAAGTTAAAGAGTTTCTTTAATTCAATGTCAGAAGGTAAACAATATTTTGTTTGTGGTTTGCCGTACCAATTGGCAATTAAAGAGAATTTACTTGATGAAGAACAAGTAAAAGATGAAATGTCAGAAGATGATTTCGATGAGGTCGCATGGTATATGGAGATGGAATGTCTATTCTTTGGTGAATCAGAAAAAGCATTCTTTAAATTTGAGGAACTTGAGAAAAATAGAAAGTTGCCAAGGCCTTTATACCCTAAAGATTATTATTCAATAGTCAAAGATAAAAATTTCACATATGAAACAAAGAGAATGGGCGAAATTAGACTCATAAGTTGTGATATTGCAGGTATGGCAGGAAAAGAGAACGATGCCAGTGTGTACACTATTTTTAGATTAATTCCAACTTCTAAGGGTTTTGACCGCCATATTGTTTACATGGAGAGCATGGTGGGCGGTCATACTGTTACGCAGGCCACAAGAATTAGACAGTTATATGAAGACTTTGATTGTGATTATCTTGTTCTAGATACACAGAGTATTGGTCTTGGAATTTATGACCAATTAGTTCAACCACTTTATGACAAAGACAGAAATAAAGAATACGAACCTTGGAATTGTATAAATGACGAAAAAATGAGCGATAGATGCGCATATCCTCAAGCCAAAAAAGTTATTTATAGCATCAAGGGTAATGCTCAATTCAATAGTGAATGCGCTATAACTCTTCGAGATGGATTAAAAAGAGGTAAAGTAAAATTACTTACAAGTGAACTTGAAGGAAAAGAGTTTTTAAAGAAACTTAGTAAATTTAAAGATTTGCCTTTGGACATACAAACAACTTTTGAAGCACCATTTATTCAAACCACTCTTCTTATTAACGAAATGATTAACCTTGAAGGAGAAAGAACAGATAGTGGTTTAATTAAACTCAAGGAGCCAAGATCCAAGCGCAAAGACCGTTATAGTTCTGTAACATACGGAAACTTTATCGCATCTGAATTGGAAAGGTCATTGTTTAAAGAAGATAATCACGATGATTACAATTTCTTCTTCTACAACTAACCATTGAAAGGGGTGATTACAATAGAAAATAAATCTTTAATAGACCAATCTTTTTATGAATTGGCTTCGTTTGCTGAATGGATTCAGTCTTTTTCAAGTGGTGCAGGATTAGTTGATGTAAGCATCAAAGACCTCCTGACATGGCTAAAGAATCCTCCACGCTACAGGAAACAATTAATTAAATTAAGTAAATATTACTACAACAAAGAAGGAATCGTAACTGACGTTTACGATCTTTTTAACGTTCTCCCAATTCTTAGTTATTCTATTCTTTGGGAAAATATGCAGCAAAAAAGTTTTAATTCAAAAAAGAAAACTATAGATACTTTCCTCAATTCCATTAAAGTTGACAGGCTCACACGCGACACCATATTTACTGTAATTCAAGAAGGAACATGCGTTTGGTATAATCGTAAAAATAAATATATCCAATTTTTGGATAATGAGCAGATAAGAATTGAATACATGGTTGATGGAAAGTGGCAGGTTTTGTTTGATTTAAGTTACTTTGATTCATTTAAATTAAAGGATGGATTAGAGCAACAAATTAATGCTGCTCCTGATGAAGTAACTATAGGTATCTACAATGCCTACAAAAAGGACTCATCTAAAAGATATGTTCCATTGGATATCAAAAAAACACAAGTGTTTAAATTAAGAGGTTCAAGGAATGAACCATTTGGCATTCCTTATTGCATTCCTGCCTTAAGTTCGATCATACATAAAGATTTACTTGAGAAAACTGAGAAGGCATTAGCTGATCGTATAACTAATCAAATTATCGTGCAAAAGATTGGTAATTTGATAGGACAAGATGGGAAAACAAGCTTGCCTGTTCCAAAAGAACTTGTGCAACAATATCACAATAATCTTAAAAGCCTATTACAGAAGAAATATGATAGTGCTTCTACGGACAATGCTTCCACTGCGCCTTTAACCGTTCCTTCTTTTGTAGAAATACAGGAGTTGGAAATAAATATGACTACTTTTCCAAAAGAAATATGGGAACGAATTGATAGTGATATTTACAAAAAGTTGGGTTATAGTCAGAGCCTTAACTCAGGTGGTGGTAATGGACAAAGTTTTGGTTCCAGCACCATAAACGTAGAGAAAATTTATTCTATTATTTTCTATTTAGTTAAAGATGTAGAAGAGGCTCTAAATGAATATATGAGTTTCCTTGTGCCAAGTGGCAACTTTAATCCTAAAATTAAATTTAGTCGTGCAACTATTCTCGACAAAGAGACAGGTTTTAAACAAGCCGAATCTTTATATCTTAAAGGTCGTGGAAGTCTCAAACATTATGTTGAGTCTGCCGGATATGACTTCGATCACTGGCTTGCCCAAGTTAAATATGAGAATGAAGTTCTTAAATTGGATGAAATTCTTCCTATTCATATTACCTCATACACGCAATCAGGGGATAATTCAGGTGGAAGACCGTCTAATTCAAATCCAACCAATGATAATACGGCAAAGAGTCAGGGCAATGGGTCCAATGATAATCCATCCCCTTCAGATTAAAGGTGGTGATACTATGTCTCAAAAACAATGGCAGCATTTCTCTACATCTGAACTTAACAGTCAATCCACAAAAGAATTATCATGGTTAGAATTTGGCACAAGTAAAAAATGTGAATGTGATTCATGTTCGAAAGGAGGTGAATGTGAAAGTGACAGAAAAACTCACACTTAACTCCACCATCATCGAAA